ACCACCCACGGCAGTAGAGTCAGTCAACGCAACAAATTGGAACAGAGAACCAGTTGACTCACGGGTCTGTGGGTTAACAGCATTGCAACCACTGATTGTGAACACATCACCAGCTTTAATCGTGGTGACTACAGAGCCTTGCTCCAACAGAATAGTTTCTGAACCTTCGGAAGTAACGCCGGGGGTCTTGACCAGTGTGGAAGCACTTGCGCTACGTGAGCCAGTGGTGTGCTGCTTGATCGACTGAGACATGTTGATCTCGTCAAAGCCCAACACGCCAGTGCCCATCATGCCGTTCTTGAACTGCTTGGAGATAGTGTCGGTCGGATTGAACAGACCTTTCATACCTTCAACCAGACCAGCGTTGGCCGCTGGGTTCACGGTGGCGTAGCGTGGGTTCATCACAGCAGCGTTCTCGTTCAGCTTCTGTTGGGCTTGGAGCAGCACCAGCGAAGTCGAAGGAGTGGTGCCAGGCGTGCCAACGGTGTTACCGATGGTTTTGTACGCATTGGCAACGTCAGCATCAATGCTGGAGGCCAACTGGCTGATACGCGGCTTAAGAACACGCTCTGCGAAGTCGTCCAATTGCATGGTCAATTCAGCAGATGTGAAGTTGACACCGATGTGCTTTTGGGTAGAAACAGCCAGAGTGGTGAACTGCTCGTTGTCGTCCTGAACTTGCAGGGCGGCACCGTCAGTAACCAGAGCGCGGTCAGGCAGGCGAATACGCAGTGTGGAGCCAATCTTAGCGCCTTCAACAGCAAAGCTGTCGTCGTACTGGCGATTGACGTTACGGGTAAGAACCAGATTGTTTTCGAGAATCTCAAGCGCTTTGCGCGTGATCATGTCGATGGTAAGAATCGAATTAGACATTTGTAAATTTCCTAAAAAAAGTTAGCGGATACGTTGTGCTTCCCACTTCTTCATCTGCCTTACACGTTCAGCTTCAATCCACTGCGAGGCCGTCATGCTCTTGATGGAGCGTGGGTCTGTAGTGTCAAGTGCTGGCGAACCAGTGGCTCGGGCGGTAACAGGTGAAATCGGCGTTGGCGCTGACGTTGTTCGTTTGACCGGAGGTTCTGCGGCCAATTTGGCCTCAATCTTTCCAATCTCTTTTGCCTGACCGAGCGGCGTCATGCGGGCAATACGTTCCGCGTCCTTGGGGTTAGAGCCGAGATAGTAAGCTAACTCAGGGCCAATTTCCGAAGACTGAATCGTTTCGGCCATCACGTTCGTGATCGGCAGTTTTGGGTTGTAGGCGACTTGTTCAAAGTCATCGTACTTGTCCCGCGCTGCTTCCTCAAGTTCTTGATAGCTTTCAAGAATAGCAGAGTGCTGCTTGGCAGCTTCACGCTTTGCAATCAGTTCTTCAGCCTTCTGTAGCGTCAACGCTTCCGTATACGCTTCGGTAGACTCAAACTGATCAGCGGATGCTGTCGGGGCGGCTCTCAGCGTCTGTTGTTCAGACTGACGCTGTGCTTGATCTCGTTCCCACTTACGTTGCTCTCTTGCGAGGCGTTTGCCAATAGCTGCGTCAAGTTCCTCTTGCGAGAATGTCTTGCTTACTGCTTCTGGCGTTTCCGGCGTTTGAACATCAGTCGCAGGCGCAGCCGTTGCTTCCTGTTCTGGCACGGGTAGTGACTCCGCTGGTACTTCTTCTAACATTTATGAATCCTTGGATTCCTCGGTCAACCTGGCCGATACGGTTGTGCCGCTATTATGCGGCAGATTCTTGGGTTTGTGAAGCGACATACGCCGCAATCACGCCAGCCGTGTGAATGGATGCTGCAATGGCTTGCACCTTGGCATCTTCACCACTCACGTCAGCACCGGGCACGACAACGTGGCGGTGGAACTTGCTGCTGATTTCAACGCCATCTTCTTTGATAGCGGTCTTGGTGCGAACTTGAATTGAGCCGTTTTCAACAACTTCAATCAGATCGACAGATACAATTTTTTCTAGCATGATAATTTCCTTGTTTCCAGAGTAGCTATCCCGCTACACATTAAGGTTTCCAGTTGTCCGAACTGGTACGGATTAAGCTACTACGCCTTTGATTACATTAAATGTCAAAACAACAGCCTCAGACAGCGAACCGCCAGATATGTTTCGTAAACAAATAACTGTTTGATTAGAAAGTCCAACATTAGCCCATGCTTGATATGTTCCGTCAGTTGCAAGTCCTGGGCTATTTACATTTACTAAAATAGAATCATTAACGCCAATTTGCGTGTTGTTTAAGGCAAAAGTTACAGTCGTATTAGCGCCAAGTGGAGCATTATTTGTTGTAATTTTTCCGCACATTTTGTTTAAAGTAACTGCGGTGCTTTTGTTAGTAGCCTGTGTGACTGTCCCGCCAGCGCCTGTGTCATACCCAAACCCACCAGCAAACCGCACCTCATTTTGTGTATCACCAAACGAATATGGAAGCGTTGAGTCGCTGTTGTTTTCGCCTGTCGGTGGATACAACACGTTGCCATTGGCATCGTTATGGATGCCAGCGTAGTGAGGCCGTGGGTCACCAGCAGGCCCAAAATCAAAATTGAACCCGCAGAAAGATTGACTTAGCGCCGTTACATCGATTGCGGCAGGTGCTCCGCCCAAAACAGGAACAAAGTAATTGCCAGTTATAGAAAATCCGCTGTGGTACAACGGCAAATTTCCAACAGGAAATGCAATCATTGCATTTGAAGTGTTGTTTTGTGCTGAAAAAGTATTTCCCGAAATGGTTGCGCCTCTGCATGGGCCTTTTAAAGTTCCACTTACGCCGCTGACTACACTGAAAAATAAATTAACTTCACCTACGCCATAAGATGTTTCGTAGGCTTGCCCAGTAAACGTCAGGCCCGTAACGCCCGCAAAATATGCGCCGCCTAGTTTGGCCCCGTTTAGGTTGTTTTCAATAAAGACATGGACATTGCCCCCATCGTCAATGATGTTGTATTTGCCCCCATTGAACTGGCAATCCTGAATAGTGAGTCCGTTTGTAAATCTGACAAATCCTCCAGCACGCCAGTCAGCGCCGTTGGTGATCCACATTGGAGCGCCATTTTCTTGGTCGATGCCTTCAAAAAGGCAGCGATGAAAGTGCGAAATCTCTGTCTGATCAATGACAATGCCGTAGAAAAAACCAGTACTCCACACCAAATCAACTTCGTAATACGAAAAGCCACCGGAGTTCATGGCGATACCTGCGCCAGTGTTTGCAACGTTAACGCATCGAATCTTAAAGTTCTTTAGTTGCGACATCCCGTAACCGGAGCCGTTCACTGGGTTGTTGCCGACTTCAATACCGTTTCCTGTCCCAACGTACTGAATTACCGAGTTATCACGACTTTCCCCAAACAAAATCTTTTTATTCGGCACAAAAATTGTGGTGTCTGTACGGTAAGTCCCATCTGGAATGTAGACAGAACTTCCAGCAGCAATGGCAGCAGCAAAATACGGCTGGCAGTCCACTGCTGAAATATTGGTTCCAGCAGGAATAAAATCCATGACGTTGACAACAGCGTCAGCAATCATGGAGTAGGTTACTTTTGTAAGCGCCATTTTTTACTCCATCAAACTGCGTAGGAGCAGGTAAAGTCCACACGGAAAGTAGACGAACTTAAATCTGTTCCAACGAATGTTGCGCCGGTTGTTTTGTAAAAATAAATTACAGTCGAAGAAACTTGAATAATTGGCAAAGCACTTGTAGAAAGAAGTTGTTGCATACCTCCGCCAACATAAGCAAAGCTACCTGATGGCCCGTCATAGCTACCAGCGGTAAACGGAAGCCCACCGATGGTCAGCGCCCCTCCAGTCGTTGTGCCTCCATTGACACTCAAATAGCAACGTAGAAATACCGTGTTGCCAATTTTTGTATAGGTGCCGGTTTGGGTTGCATATGTGGGCGATGTAATTCCAGTTGCAACGGTAGGTGTCCAAGTACCTTCTTCATAGTCAGCCAACAACTCGCTTGTGCCTGAACCCGATGTGGCAGAAAAGTCGATGCCTTTGCCAGATGTGCCGATGACAAGGTTGCCAGCAGAGACAGTGACGTTCTGTGCGCTGTCAATCTTGACCGCATCCACTGGCGCTTGGCTTCCGTCAGGTGTGGTTCTGAGCAAGATGCGCCCAGGCATATCGTTGCTTCCTGGTGTGCCATCCACCTCAACGCGAATTTCAGCAGCCAAAGCTAGGTCAGTGCCATCGTTGCCAGCGATGTACATGTTCCACAAGCTGTCACCGTTTTGCACCACAGTGGGCACAGCAAGCGTGCCACGTGAACGGCAAGCAAACGTATTAGAGCCGGAGTTCGCCGTAGTGTCATTCACATGAACAAAGCCAGCCACTGGGTTAGCGCCTTCGTTCTTCACGCAGAATTTGCTGGTCACAGACACGCCAGCAACAACGCCTGTCGTATCACCACCAATACCCACCTCGCCAGCAGCAGACACTTGAGTACCGGTCAATTCAGTAATAGTGATTTTTTTAGTCGTACCGGTTTGAACGATAGGCAATACAGACGTTCCCGCAACAGGAGTCGTTACTGCGGTAAGTGCTGAGATTTTGGTATCTGCCATGATTGTTCCTTAAACGTAGTTGACTTCAATTGTTGAAGTAACTGGAGGTGCTTCTGAAAAGGTAATAACAGCGCCAGCAATGCTGTACGTGTTTTTTTGTTGGTATACGCCGTTAATATACACAAATGTAAAATTTTCACCTAGCGATGCTGCGCTTAACGTAAATACAGTTTGTGATCCTGTGCCCGTAAAATTTTGTACTTGGTAACTTGCGGTGCCGATGCCAGAAATGTTGTCGTAAGTTGCAATAAGCACATTTACTGATGTGTACAAAGCAAATTTATACGGCGACGCCAACAACCATATTTCACCGCCAGGCACACGCCCTGCGGAATCTAAAATAATTGGATTGGTATGCGCCGTATTGCCGCTAGAAGACGTATAACTTGTTTTTGGTGTGGTGGTGCCTGCGGCATACGCATACAGCTTGCCACCCGTCAGCACATTGCCGTTGTTGTCAAAAAACTGGGCTGCTGCGCCGCCCACGGGAGAGAGGAAAACTGACATGCGTCACTCCAGCAAAATCAAGCCGCCGTCCTCTTGCACGAGGTTGTCGGAGGACTCGGTAAGAAGGTTGCTTTGGGCTTGTTCGCTGTTGCGACCACCAAAAATCGAAATAACACCGCCTAGGCCAAGACCTACTGCGTTGCGAAAAGCTACACCGAAGCTCATTGCTTGTTGATGGGTTTGGAATACGCGGTGCCATCAGTGCTGCCAATTCGTATCACACTGACGCGCCAAGGGGCGCCGGTTGAATTGATTGGTACAACAAACGGGATGGGCGTAAAAGCTGGAATTGGTGTGCTGGCGCTGGTGGCTACGGCCCCAACACCTACCTCAACATAGCAAGGTTGGTCGCACCAAACCATTACGCCTTGCGGGCCGGGGGGCCATGCGGTTGTGTTTCCAGCGCTAGCACCGGCAGTTGCAGTGTAAGAGGGGTAATCCGCTTTGCTCATCGGGTTTAGAAGTTCCATGATGTTTCCTTATGCCAAGAATTTCAATTTGTACAAAGTGCGAAGATAAATCTCAACGATATTATCTATCAACTGTTGTAGCGATGAGTCTGCTTTATCACAGACATTGTACCGAGCGCCTTCAATTTCAGCCAACGATTCCTCTAAGAACTCAATCACGTTGGTGGTTTTTTTTGCCGAACGCAGGGTAATCGGGCCGATCAGACCATTTCGGCCTTGGTAGGCTTCGGCAAAATCATCAGCCGCACCAACAATGCGGTTATAGAAAATGTTAAGCGCTTCGTGCTTGCTAAAGCTGCGGGTGTTCAAGTGAACGCTGTGCGTCACATCACGGGCTAGAAACAAGATTCCTATAAAGTCAGCGGGTTTCATTGTGGCATTCCTTGTGGTGGCATCATTTCTTGTTCGGGCGGCATCATCTCAGACTGCTCACGCATCTCAGGCATCTGGTTCACTGTGTTTTGTGACTCCATCGCCGCAGCTACAACGCCCATAGCAATGTCCTGAATCTGCTGCTCAGTCATGCCCGCTTGCACAGCGGCAATGCGCTTGGTTTCGGCCTCGTACAGCTTGACTTCAGCCTCAAAGTCTTTGCGCTCCATGTCTTGCATCTCAATGGACTTGCCGACATTGGTAAGCATCTGGTGCATCTGCTCCATCTCTTGGCCCATCGCCTGCATCTGTTGCTGCGCGGCTTGCAGTTCTGGATTGTCCTCGCCATCGCTCATCAGTTTTGGATCAATGGTCTTGGCAAAGCGTTTTGCCATCTCTTGGGCACCAGGCCAGTCCATGTTCTTGACAAACAGATCGCCAGCCACTGCCCACAGTTGCGGGTTGCCTTGCAGCAGTTGAGCCATCGCCTCCAGCGCCTCTTGACGCTTGGTTGCGTAGCCTGGGCCAGTGGTAGCCACCACATCGTACTTGCCCACGCTTGGGTTGTAGACCTTTTCGATCACAATGCCCTGCTCGTCCACGATCTTGTTGACCGGTTGCTCTTGATCAGGGTTGATCTTGATCATCTCAGTCTCGCCATCTTCACCGATAATGCGGGCAATGCGCTGGGTGTCGTAAATCTTTGGGATCAAGTCCACAAGCTGGCGGGCTACGTGCCGAACACCACGGGCCAAGTTGTCGCCGTAGTGGTAGGTGCCCACATCGCCCTCGCGCTGACGCGCAAGAATAGCCTTGCCAGAGCGTTCATTGCTGCCCATGCCCAAAGAAGCGTTGTATTGGCCGGTTGTGGACTTAATGTCCTCAGAAGCGCCCGCTTTGGCTTGCAGCAGGCCGCTAGAAGCCATTGGTGGCTGTGCCCTAGCCGGTAGTGGCAAAACAGCGCCTTGGCCGTCTGTGACGTCTGGATTGACCTCCAGATACGGCCAGTTGGTCGTGTTGGCGGTCTTCCACTTGTCTTCGTAGCCCTCAAACTGCCCACCATAGCCAATAAATGGCGCTTTGGGGGCCAAAGCCAGCATCTCGGCTTCTTGGCTGACCCAGTAGTTGTACATGCGCTGGGCGTCCTTGGCGTTACGCACCAAGCCCGACACATACAAGCGGCCATCGACTTCAAACTCATTGCCAACGATGCGGATCACGGGAATGTACTTGCCCGCCCAGTCGCGTTGCTCGAGAATTTCGTAGCCGTTGATCTTGCAGTACTTGACCTTTTGGCGGTCAGACTCGCGGCTTTTCTTGGGCTTGCCGTAGATAGCTTTTAGCTGCTTGTCCTCGGGGCTACCGTCAAACGCGGTGATGTTGCCTGGGTACAAGTTCAGCGTAGCGCGGTCGTAGTCGATGTAGTAGTAGTCAGCGACACGGATCGTGTCTTCGTTAAGCCAGTTGCTGATCGACTGATCGCCCACACCCAAAGACTGCAAGGTGGTAATAGGCGCTGCGTCTGGGTACTGACGCTCGTACTCTGCGCGGGTCAGGTCTTCGGTGATGAAGCAATACTTGGCGTCCGCGCCAGTCGGGTCTTGGATCATCGGATCCATGTAGACCGAAAACGAGTTGCGGATGCGGCCAATCTTGATGTCTTGGTCAAACGTGTTGTCGTCGCAGTACTCTGTGAGCAGGCGCAAGTAGCCTTCGCCGTAGGACACTTGGTTTTCGCAGGCCGTGTCGTAGGCCACATCAGCGTCCGACAGATACTCAATGTGCCGGATCATGCCGTTGAAGATTTCAGCGACTTGCACGTCAGCCTTGTCGTCCACGGGAATGACTTTAGCGCCAGGGCGGTTTTGCCGCTGGTCATTTGTCACTTGGCGCACGTGTTGCGGCAACTTGTTAATTGTCAGGCACGGGCGTGCATTGATTGTCTGGCCCTGCACCGCGCCGCGAGTCGCCAGCACATCAGCAGGCCACTGCCAATGGTTATCAGGCGAACCGGCATAAAACTTCAGGTCATCGACCTCATCCTCACGCGACTCAGACAGCGCCGACACGGCCATGTCCAGACGGGCGCGGGCGGTAGCCAGAACGCTAGCGTCGGTTTTGTCTTTGGCCGAACCACCAACAGCCACTGCTGCGGCGGCGACAATGCCTGTTGGGTCTGCCATTATTTTTTCTTTGCAGTTTTAGCCGACTCTTTGAAGTCTTTGGCCGTTGGCGCGTTTTTACTGCCAGGCTTGTTCATCTTCTCTTTGGAGCCAGCGGCAATACGAGCTTGTTTAGCGTGAATATTGGCATAAAGGCCAGGTTTTGTTGCCATGATTAGCACTTCCATCGTTTAAGGGCTGCTTTAGCGCGTTCGCCGTCTTTGGCGTTGGCCGCTACGGCGCCCATTCTTGCACAAAATGAATCCTTGCGGCCTTGGTCTGCTTTGGTCTTGGGGTTCGGGGCTGGCGCTTTGAGGTTTGAGCCAGTCGCAGCGTTGTACTTGGCTCTACCCTTCTCGGTCAGGCCAGCGCCCTTGGATACAGGCAACTTTTCGCCTCGGCCTACGCTCAGAGAAACAGTTTTTTTCGTTGCCATGTCAGCTTCCCATCCAAGATGTGTTGGCCGAAGTGTCTGAATACGTCCGGCGGGTGGTTGTGCGCGCATTGTACTCGCCCCGATGGGCCACGGGAAACGCAAACGTCACTGCAATAGCGTCCGCAGCGTCTGGCGAGGCTAAACCACGCGCCTTCATGTCCTTTTTTGACTCCAAAAAGATTGTTCCACGTGAATCAGGCTTCATCATAGGCGAAATCAAGTCCGTCTTCAAGAACCTGTCGTTTGGAATACTGGCCGTTTTCAGCCACTCCCGCATGTCGCCCCACATTTGC